CTTGGAGAAGACCAGGGATCGTCATGTTCAGTATGTTGAGAATGGTGTGCTTCGTCAGCTTGGGCTTCTCGGTCTTCCTGAGAACTCAGAGAGCATCCTGCACTGGGGTCTTGCAAAGGCCCGCGAGTGGAACTTCATCCGCTATGGTTCTGGCTTTCTGATCCCATCGCTTACCGACTTGGCAAACGTCACCATGACCACTGGTTTCGGGACGTTCTCCTATAGGAACCTGCGTGGCGTCAACAAGACCATAGCAGGTATGGGTAACGATGAGATCCGGCGTCTGACATACGCGATGGAACTGCTGATGCACAACAGCCGCAACATCAAGATGAACAACGGGGATGACTTCAGGCGGATGGCTGGCATCGGGAACTATGGGACCATTACCCATAAGACCACGGCCACCATCGACCAGGTATCTAGTGGTTTGTCTCGTGGCACCTCGTATGCCTCTGGTATGCTGTGGTGGAATAGTCGTCTGAAGATGCTGGCAATGACCGAACTTCAGCACAATTTCACCAGACTTGCAGGACGTTATGATGAACTGTCGGCGGCGGCTTCTGCCGGAGATCGCGCAGCAGGGCTTGAGATTGCTAAGTTGGCAAGTCTCGGTCTGGGCAGCGATCAAATGCGGAATATCCAACGGATGTTCGCAAAGCATCCGCCAACGGAAACTGACGGTATCCTAGAACTCGGCATGGGCCGATGGCTTGACGAGGGTGAAGCAGGACAACGTGCATACCAAGATGTCTTGATGGCTCTGGAACACGTTGCCAATCGCGCCGTGATGACACCAGGTAAGGGCGACACGCCGTTCCTGATGTCGAGTGAATACGGCAAGACCCTCATGCAGTTTCAGACGTATGGGTTTGTGATTATGACCCGCTTTATGATGCCCGCGTTCCAACGCATGGCAACATACGGCGACATGGATGCATTCCTATCGTTTGGCCTTGCGCTTGCTCTTGGTTCTGGAGTTGTCGCAGCAAAGGATCTGATCCGAGATGGCGAGATCAAAGAACGCAGCGCGGCCCAGTGGGGCTACGATGTGATCGACCGATCCGGCTTCTTGACCTACTTGTCTACACCTTCCGCCCAAGTCATGCGTTTCTTCGACGCTGAAGCATCACGCTACAGCAACGAGAGGAACCGCTTCGCACTTGTTGGTGGTCCTACTGGTGGCCTTGTCCAAGACCTTATGGATCTTGGTGGTGCTGTTGGTGAGGGCGACTTGGAGCGTATGGGCAGGACAGGACAGAAGCTAATGCCGTTCAGGGTCTTCGCTCAAATATACGATGTCATCACTGGTGGTGACTAACGTGGGGGGCCTTAGCGCCCCCCTTTCGATTTCATAGGGGAAAACATGGCTTACGCTAGAACAGTCTATACCGTAAGTAGTGAAAAGGCAGCACTGCCTGACCCTCAAAACCGTCAGTTCGAAGTAGATTTCCCGTATATCGATAAGGGACACATCTCGATTTTGGTAGACGGTGTTGAGACTACTTTCTTCACTTGGGTCAACGATGCGCGTATTCAGCTAGACAACGCGCCCAGCGCAGGGACTACGGTCACGCTGACCCGAGAAACCTCGCCTTCTGCGCGTCTTGTTGACTACATGACAGGCTCAACCTTGTCTGAAGAAATTCTGGACAAGGACTCCTTGCAGGGCTTCTACCTTGCACAGGAAGCAAACGACATTAAAGAAGTCGCACTGTCTCGCGATGGTGCAAACAACTGGGACGCCTTCGACTCCCGCATGGTGAATGTCGGAGATCCCGTGGACGATACGGACGCTGCGAACAAGCAGTGGGTTCTGTCCGCTACTGCTACGCAGGTGGCCGCTGCCAACGCAGCTAAAGACCTTGCCAATCAGTATGCAGGTCAGGCTTCATCTTCGCAAAGCGCAGCGGCTCAAAGTGCAACTCTTGCATCTCAGAACAACTCTGCGGCAGCTTCTCAAGCGGCGGCGGCTACTCTGTCCCGCAACGAGTCTGAAGCATTCCGTAACGAAACTGAATCTCTGTTGAATGCCTCGCGCATCCCAACGTCTCTCAATGGTCAGGGCGGCAAGTTCCTTCAGGTCGCCTCTACCGAGTTGGCCTATGAACTCGTGTCGTCTGTGGCGGCACCTTCGTTCTTTGGTTTCTCAATGTCTGCTGACGGTAAGGAAATCATTATGACCTACGGTCGTGATGACGACTATGACGTGGCCGACTATGAAACCTGGACCACCGCTGAGAACGTGCTGTTTGAGGTTCGTAATAACAATCTCACGGTGGTGCTATGAAACTAGACATTTCGAAACTGGGATACCGATGGAAGGGTATCTATAGTCCTAATGTGTCCTATGAGCGTGGTGACACGGTTCGCGATGGCAACCAGATCAAATCCTTTAATGGCACTATCTGGGAAGTCGTAGGGAACGGTCAGACCGACGCACAGGAAGAAGGGGCAATCGCAACGCCTGGTCTCCAGCATCAGGTCACGGGCATTCACGACCAGATCCTACATGCGACTGCGGCTGGTGAGCCTGAGTGGCAGTTCACTGATGGACGCAACTCGACTGCTGTTCGTAAACTTGCGAAGACTGGCTTCGACCGCACCAACAGCAGCGGCTCCTCCCGTTACAACATGGGTGCCATTATGACCGATGGGTCCGTCAGGACTTGGGGTGATGGTCAGTATAACAATCTTGGTGATGGCTCGACCGTAAACCGCACCCTGCCGACCTTGGTTCCGTTCCCTGCGGGGACACCTCCTATCGTTGAACTGCGTATGGGCAACTACACGAACTACGCCATTGACGCAGCGGGTCAGCTTTGGGTCTGGGGTTATAACTCATCTACACAAGCGAATGCTGGTCTTGGTAGTGGTCTTGGTCACATCCCTATCCCAACCAAGTTGAATGGCTACGGTGATCTGGCTGAAGACGACTACGTTGTAGATGTCTGGCAGGTGACGACTGAGCAATCTATTGGTGGCTTCTATTGTTCGATGTGTCGAACTATGGATGGCCGAGTGTTTGCTTGGGGTTACAATGCTTATGGCATGTTGGGAACAGGCACGGGCAACGTATACGAATACACTCCGACTATCGTTCCGATCTCTTTGGAAGTGCCTATCGTTGATGTGTATCTGTATAGCACCTCTGAAGCGTCTTACGGACTCGGCGCAGCGTCTTACCTGATTGGATCTAACGGTGAACTGTATGTAGCAGGTCGCAGTAATTACACAGCCACTCTCGGTGATAACACCCAAACGCAGACTCACAAGCTGTGGGGCCAATCGCTAGTTGATCCCGTAAAGAAGGTGTTCATCTCTCTGCAAATGGGGTGGCCTCAGAACTCGACCGCATACAAGCAGGGCGTGATGTGTATCCTCAGTCAGAGTGGTAACATCTACACTGGGTCTCAGTATTGGGTGACCAACGCTTATGCCAACTCGACTGTGGTGTTTGGACCTACAGGTGCTACCAATGCTTGGGTGTGGGATAGCCGTATCTCTGACGTGGCTGACGTTGCGGTCTTTGGTGGGTCTTATGCTGGTATTGCTGTTGTCAAGAACGATGGCACCGTGTGGGCCGTTGGGAACGTCTATGACGTGAACCCTGCGAATAACACAGACACCAACTATTACCTCACTGATTGGACGCAGTTGACCACTTGGGGTAGCGACAACGCTAAGATCTCGGCTGTGTGTTACAACACTGCATGGAACCATACAGTCAGACGAGACTACTTCCTGCAAACCACATCGGGCCAACTGAAAGGCATTGGGTCTTCAGGCTATCAAGTGATCGGCAGCGGATCTCCACAGGCGCAGGGACGCGAGACAGCGTTCAATCTGCCCATCGAGGACTGGCAGATCGCAGGATACGCCCTTCCGGCAACGGCATACATTCTGAGTGGTGGGGTCGTCTACAGTTCAGGCAGTGTTGCTGCGCTGGGCAACGAAGATGACACTCACGACCGAATGGCCTTCTCGCCAGTAATCTTCTAAGGAAAACAAAACATGGCAACTATTTCACTAGGTAAAGTCGCCTTTACCTGGCGAGGTGCATTTAGTGCTACCGCTGATTACTCGGCGCAGGACGTGGTTTCATACGAAGGCACAGCATATGTTTGCACCGCGCCTATTACAGGCACAACTTCAACAAACCCTAAACAGGACGTTAACAACTTTGATGTCTTCGCGCAGGGTATCGATGGTGTCACTGCTAATGTCGGTGACATCGTTTACTTTAATGGGAACACCCTAGTCCCTCTGTCCATCGGAGCGACTGGTCAGGTTCTCAAGGTAGACACAAATGGTCTTCCCATATGGGACGACAACCCCGTCCGGCGTGGCACACGGGTCAGCGCACTAACTAAGACTGCTGGTGGCTCTCCGTCCTACCGCCGCAACTTCGCGATCATGGAAGATGGTTCTGTCCGTGCGTGGGGTCGTGGCGACAACTACATGCTCGGCCAAGGTGCCACCGTAGCCGACCGCTCGTATCCTGGTCGCGTGGCTTTCCCGTCCGGCGCTGGGCGTATCACTAAGGTGATCCCAACCTACGACAAGTCCGTTCTTGCAATCGATGAGAATGGCAAGTTGTGGGGATGGGGTCTGAACGATCTTGGTGAACTTGGGACTGGTGATACCGTGTCTCAATACGTCCCGTATGAGATCACAGGCAACGCATCAAACTCCCTATACGGGAAGACCGTGGTTGATGCTTGGACTGGGACTGACAACACTGCGGAACCTTCGTGGCATGTCCTGACAAGTGACGGGAATATCCACTCTTGTGGTGACAATGACGTAGGTCAGTTAGGTATGGGTGATACAAACACCCGCTACAACTACTCTGAAGTTCCTGTGATTTCGAACATCACTGACTTCGCGGCTGGGGCGCAGAATGCAAAACACTGCTTGGCCCTCAACGATTCAGGAGTAGTCTACGCTTGGGGGTATAACGCACAGGGACAGCTTGGTCTGGGGAATACTACCCAGATGAACATCCCGATGCAGATCACCTACTTCTCCAGCAACCTGATCACCGTGCGTGATGTTGGTGCAGAGTATAACGCTTCGTGGGCGATTGACACCGACAACAACCTGTATACTTGGGGTATCAACAACTACGGTCAGCTTGGTAACGGGACGACCACAAACGGGACCAGCCCGTCCCTTGTGATGACCAACGTCTCCAAGTGCTTCATGCAGGGTGGCAACCTGACCTCTACGTTTGTCATTAAGACTGACGGGTCGGTGTGGTCCACGGGGTATGGTGCGTATGGCAGCTTGGGTAACGATGCTGCTAACACTGGTAACCTGTCTTCGTTTGCTGAGTGTAAGATTGGTGGAACCGCCAGCTTCACCAACGCAGTTGAGGTCATTGGCAATGGCAGCAACGCCTTCATCCGCACGGCTGACGGTAAGGTCTACGCAGCGGGATACAGCGGCAACGGCAACCTTGGCATCGGCATTGTCCAGAACAACAACTTCTGGTTCACCGAGATCCCGATCCACCGCCGTTTGGTGACCGACATTGCCTTTGCAGGGACCACCACTGAAGGTGGTGTGCTGATGCTGCTTGATGATGGTCAGGCTTTGCAGACTGGTTATGCAGGTGAATCGCAGCTTCCTGAAGATGACGATGAACTTAGCCCCGTCCCCTACCCGATCATCTTCTAACGGAGGTGTCTATGTCGGTAGGTGGCAGCGAGATCTCCCCGCAGGACATCTACTACAGGCTCGGACAGCTTGAGGGCAAACTCGACGCTTTTCTGACGCGACTTGCTTCGCATGAGGAAGAGGTCGAGACCCTTGAGCGCCGGGTCCAGTCCTTGGAGAAGACCAAATACACAGCAATCGGATATGCGGCTGGCATTGGGGCAGTAGTCTCAGTGCTGCTGACATATTTGATAAGCACACTTCAACCATAAAATGAGGAATACTTCTTATGCTTCCCGCACTGCTACAGGCAATCTTGCCTAAAGCCTTGGAAGTCCTCGATGAAGTTATCCCTGATCGTGATGCGGCAGACCAAGCCAGGCAGAACATTGAGGCAAAGCTAGTCGAGGCAATGATGGCAACGAATGTTGCCCAGATTGAGACCAACACAGCAGAGGCCCAGTCTCGGCACTGGTTTGTCGCATCGTGGCGTCCAGCCATCGGGTGGTCCTGTGCCATCGGTGTCTTCTGGATGGCCGTTGGTGCCCCTCTGATCCAGTTCTTCGCCGCTATGGGTGGCGTTGAGATGGGCGAGGTGCCGACTGTTCCTGAAGATATGATCTTGGAACTGACCTTTGCGATGCTTGGCATGGCTGGTCTCCGCACCTTTGAGAAACTTCGTGGGGTGACACAATGACAGACAGTAAAGCACTGCGCGATGCGCTGGGTCACAAGCTGCTGACCATCGTCACCACCGAGGATGAAATTTCGCCGTCGATGGTGTCGGCTTGTGTCAACTTCCTGAAGGCTTTCCCACCCGCTGAAGACCCTGGTGACCTACCCACGGCTAAACATCTGTCGAAATCGTTGGAGCAATACGCTGCATCGATGCCATTCAGGAGTTAATCATGGCTGGATCTGGTCTTCAAACACGAGGACTGTCTGGTTCACAGAAGTCCACAGGTGGTCAATCATCCGATATCAAGCTGGATAGTGTCCCCGCTGGTAACGACCAACAACAGGCCACACCTAAGACCTTTGGTCCACAGACTAAGCGGGCAAACTTCTCTGTTCGCAAGGAAGACCCAGCACTTATCGACAAGATGTCGTCCGACGAACAGGGACAGGTTGGGACTTTCAACGGAACCAGTTCGTTCATCGACGGATATCTCAGGATTAACAAACGTAGATACGGTCGTAGAGGCCCGTATGTGAGGTAACATGCTACAGCCCATGCTGATTAACGGGCGTCCTCACTGGGAGGATCAATTCCCCGAACCAGTGTGGGCTGCTTTCGAAGACTTTCGGAACTTTTTGTATCTAACTTGGCAACATCTCGGACTGCCGGAGCCTACTCCAGCGCAGTATGAGATCGCCCATCGTCTCCAGTTTGGGCTGGACACAGTAGAATTTGAGGAACTTGCCGAGGAAGACCGAGACAAAATCACAAAGGCACCGCGAGAAGACATCATTCGGTGCTTTCGGTCACTCGGTAAGTCATACATTACGTCTGCGTATGCGATCTGGAGGTTGATGCGTAACCCCCGTGACGAAAAGATCATGGTCGTGTCAGCCACAGGCAGCAAAGCCAAGGAATTCGTGGCGCAGACAAAAGGCATTCTTCAATCGATGCCGCTGGTTCAGTGGCTTTTGGAAGGCGGCAGGGACAGCGGGGCGTCCCGTCGAGACATGGCGGAGCAATTCGACGTGTCTGGAGCGTCCCTGTCGCAATCCTATTCGGTTGCTGCACGAGGTATCACAGGTCAGATCACGGGTAGCCGTGCAACACTGCTGATTGCAGACGACATCGAGGTCGAGCGTAACTCTCTGACAGAGGAAGCACGGCGGCGTATCGTTAAGATCGTGCAGTCTGACTTCGTGCCTATCACCAAGACAGAACACGGCAAGGGAGACATCATCTTCCTGGGGACACCACAGAC